CAGCACGATCACGAACGTGCGTGCCCGCGCCGCGCTGGAAGCCTCCAGCTGGACCCCCCGTTGGACCAATGCGACCGACGTCACGACCCCGATCGTCGCGGCCGGGATCCTGCGCCGTCTCAGCCAGGGCCGCAAGCCCTTGCAGTCGACGCTGCGTCGGACCATGCCGTCGATCCTGGGTGGCCCGGTCGCGTACTGGCCGCTGGAGGACGGCGCCTCGGCCACTCAAGGCGCCTCGGCTGTCCCTGGCGTACAGCCGCTGGTCACCTCGGGTTTCTCGTTCGCCGCCGACTCCTCATGCCCGGGCGCTGCGTCCCTGCCTACCATCGGGGCCGCGGCGACCATGCTGGGTGGCGTCCCCTCGTACACGAGCGTCACCGACGGCTACACGGTGACGATGATGTACTCCCTTGACGCCCTGCCCGCTTCGCAAAGCACCTTGCTGACCGTCGCGACTACGGGCACCGGCCACACTGTGGTCGTCTCCCTCACGGCCTCCGACATGGTGTGCGACGTCTATAACAGCTCCGGCGCCCTGATCACCTCGCAGTCCTTTTCAGCGCCCGTCCACAGCTCCGACCAGTGGTGGCGGCTCTACGTCAGGGCGCAAGACTCCGGGGCGAACACGGACTTCGAATTCGGCGTCGAGAACGGCGGCGGGAGCTTTGCGGGACTGTTCACCATCGCTGGAACCCCCGGTTTGGTGACTGCGGTCGGCGGCGGGTTCGGGTCGCTCTTGTCTGGCATGGCGATTGGCCATCTGGCTGTTTACGCCGATTCGGAGGCGTACCTGTACTGGGGCGACTCTGCGGCGGGCTTCACCGGCGAACAGGCAGGCAGGCGGCTGCTGCGGATTTGCAGCGAGGAGGGCATCCCGGTCACGGTCGCCGTCAGCGGAGGAGAACTCACGCTCATGGGCCCGCAGCGGCCGGCGGCACTGCTGGACATCCTCGGGGAGATCGAGACGGCCGATGGTGGCATTCTGTACGAGGACCCGGACCGGCTGGGGCTGATCTACCGGTCCCGGACGTCGCTGTACAACCAGAGTCCCAAGCTGACGCTTTCTTACGGTCAGGTGGGGCCGCCGCTGGAGCCGAGCGACGACGACCGGTACCTCCGCAATGACCGCATCTTCGAGCGTACGAACGGCTCGGCCGCCCGCGCGGTCCTCGCCACGGGCGCCCTGTCGACGGCTGCTGTGGGCGTCTACGACGACTCGACCACCGTCAACGTGTACGCGGACACGCGCCTTGCAGACATGGCGGGGACGGCGCTGCACCTGGGTACGTGGGACGACTACCGGTACCCGCGGGTGCGGATCCTCCTCCACAAGTACCCCGAGCTGGTAGACGCGCTGTGCACGCTGCGACCGGGCGACATCGTCCGGGTCACCGACCCCCCTGCCTGGCTGCCCCCGGGCCCGATTGACCTGATGGTCGAGGGCGCCGAGGAGGAGATCAAAACACTGGAGTGGACGGTCACCCTGGCCTGTTCGCCAGCGGGGCCTTGGTCGGTAGCCGTCGCCGACGACGTCGTGCTCGGCCGGGCCGCGGACAGTGGCGTGTCCACGCTGGCGTCTGGGATCGACGCGACGACGACGTCGCTGTCGATCGCCACCGCGTCGGGCCCGCTGTGGAGCGTGACCGACGAGCCGTACGACATCACGGTCGGCGGCGAGGTCATGACTGTGACGGCGCTCACCGGGTCGTCGTCCCCGCAGTCGGCGACCGTGACGCGCTCCGTCAACGGAGTGGTCAAGGCGCACAGCGCGGGCGCGACGGTCAGCCTCGCCCAGTCCGCGATCACCTCCTACTGAAAGGGGGGCCTGATGGTCTATCCCTCCTGGACGGCAGGGCAGAAGATCACCGCCGCCCTGCTGAACTCGATGCAACCCCTGTATGTGGCCAAGCCGAGTGACCAGTCCGTGACGTCCTCGACGACGAACGTGAACGACACGGCGCTGTTTTTGACTTTGGAGGCGAACGCGGTCTACGTCGTGTCCGGCCTGCTCCTGTACTCCGCGCACCAGGATGGCGATGCGCGTATCGGCTGGACTGTGCCCGCCAGTGCCACCTTCGCGTGGATCTGCCACGCGCAGACCGCGGGCGGTACCTCCGGGATCGCTGCGGGCGTGGTCGTCGACGTGCAGGCCGCCGGCGCGGGCACCTTCCCGCTCGGCGGCGCCGACACCGGCAACAGCACGGTCATGACCGGCCTGCTGTCCGGGCGTGTGGTGACCAGCGGGACGGCCGGGAATCTCCAGTTGAACTGGGCCCAACGCGTGAGCTCGGGGACCGCGACCATCATGCGTGCCGGGTCCTGGCTCACCGCTCAGCGCGTCGCCTGACCCCACCTCACACCCTTCCGCCCTGTGCCTTTTGGCCGGGGCTTTTCTCATGCCCTGGAGGCGCCATGAGTCTTTCTCGCCCCGCCTACGTGAACTTGCTGAGATCTCAGACCGGATACCACGAGGGCCGCGACCAGAACGGCAACTGGAACAACATCCAGAAGTACTCCCCGGCGACGCTCGGCCTCGAATGGAGCCAGGGACAAGCCTGGTGCGCGACTTTCACCGCGTGGGGCGCGGACGAACTCGGCGCCCGTGAGGCCTGGCCGATCACCGCGTCGTGCTACACCGCGGTGCAGTGGTGGAAGAAGGCCGGCCGCTGGACCGAATACCCGGTCTTGGGCGCCCCTTTCTATCTGGGGAGCGTCGGGCAGGACCACGTGGGTGTGGTCCACGGCTACGACGAGAACAGCATCTACACCGTCGAGGGCAACACCAACGCGGGCGGCGGCTTCCAGGGCGACGGCGTGTACGAGCGCGTCCGTGCCCGCAGGGGCTCGGGCAGCCCGTACGGCTACGGGGTGCCGGCCTTCGCCGAGGGCACGATCAGCGCCGATCCGGCGCTCGGTGGTACCCGCTCGGCGTCGGTGTCCCCGCCGGCCCCGCCGGAAGTGCGCGTGTCCCTGTCTCGGCTCCAGGCGGCCGCCGACCGGGACCCCGGGCTCCGACAGGGCGGCACCACCCACCCGGCGGACGTCAACCCGGTCGAGGTCGCTCTGGCCCGCGAGGGCCTGCTCCAGGACATGTACGCCCACGACGGCTCGTACGGCTCCCTCACCCGGACCGGCATGGGCCGCTGGCAGCGCCGGTACTCGGACGCGAAGGGCTTGGGCTGGTCCGCCTCTGACTGCGACGGCCGGCCTGGCCGGACGTCGCTTACGGCCCTGGGCCGCAAGTACGGCTTCACCGTCATCGACTGATCAGGAGACTCGCATGTCCGACCTCTTCCCCTCCGCTGACACCGTCGTCAAGACGGGCGCCACCTACGCGCGCGACCTCGTCGAGCGGGTGCTGTCCACGTTCCTCCAGAGCTTCATCGGCGCCCTGGTGGTGACGCAGCCCCTCGACCTCGGCATGTGGCGTACCGCCGCACTGGCCGGGGTTGCCGCGGGCGTGTCGCTGCTGAAGGGCCTCATTGCCCGTGTCAGGGACGTGACCAACAGCGCCAGCCTCGCCAAGGGCGTCTGAACGGAGCCTGCGCGTGGCCGAAGATCCCACTCTCGGCGAGGTGATGCGTCGCCTCGAAGATGTCCGCCAGGACTTGAAGGAGGACTTCCGGGAGCTGGGGCTACGGCTCGATAGCAAGGTCAGCATGGAGCGCTACCAGCTGGAGCAGCAGGCCCGTGACAGTGCGGCTGCTCTGGTCCTGGAGCGCGTCAAGACGATCGAGCAGTCGCGCGAGCAGGAAGCAGAGAAGCAGCGGACCGACGCGCAGAAGCTTGCGGACCGGCGGGCCGCTGACCGCAGGCTCGCGTTCACGGCGATCATCGCTCCGGTGCTGATGCTGCTGCTGACCGTGTACCTCAACGCGCGGGGAGCCGGAGCATGAGACGACGACACGGGACAGTCCGGGCGGCTCATCACCGGCGCACTGATCTGGCGGTCGCCGCGGTCGTGATGCTCGGCCTGGCCGGGTTCGCGTTCCTGATCATCCTGATGCAGGGCCTCGGCCACGACCTGCGCGCGGCGAACGAGGCCAGGGATGCGCTCGCCACGCAGGTGCAACGTCTGGGTGAGTCCCCCGTAGCTGGCCCTCCCGGTAGTAGGGGCGAGCCCGGCAAGGGCGTCGAAGGCCCGCAGGGTGAGCGGGGTCCGACCGGGCCTCCAGGGGCTGACGGCTCTCCAGGCCCGACCGGGCCGCCTGGCCCGACTGGCAGCCTGGGGCCCACTGGGGCGCCGGGGAGCCCCGGTGAAGGCACGACCGGGCCGACGGGACCGCAGGGTCTTCCTGGACCGGCGGGTCCGCAGGGTGAGCAGGGGCCGCCTGGAGCTGATGGCCGCGATGGCCAGACCTGCCCGGAGGGCTACTCGCTCCAGCCGCCCGCCGATGACCCCGATGCGCTGGTGTGCCGCCGTACCGGCGCTCCTCCGCCTGAGCAGGAGCCCGGCCCGCTGACCGTCGCTTTGGATCCGTTCCGCCGCCAGTACCCATAGGAGGCCGTCATGCCGCTGCCCACGACGCGCGTCGTGACTGGCCACTACGTCAACCCGGCCACCGGCGCGGACGCGACCGGCCGGATCGTCCTGGCCCCGTACCCGGGCGTGTGGACGGACGAGACCGGCGACCAGGTCCTCACCGGTGGCGCCACGCTCACGCTCACTGCCGGCGCGTTCTCGCAGGCGCTCGTGACGACGGATGCGTCCGGGGTGGAGCCGGTGACCGGTCGGCTGTGGCTGCTGGAGGAGCGGATCGACGGCCGCCCGTACCGCCGTAGGGCGTTCGCTCTGGACGCTGGGGTCGGCAGTGTCGACATCACCGACCTGGTGGACGCCGACCCGGGCGACGTCACCTACGTGCGCGGTGCGACCGGGCCTACGGGCGCGACAGGTCCGGCTGGCCCTACCGGTGCGACGGGCCCGCAGCCTCCGCTCGGTGCGGCTGGCGCGGGCGCGGACATTGCGCTCCGGTCGACGGACCCGACGACCACCAACTCCCGGACACCGACTGCGCACGCGAGCACGCACGCGTCTGCAGGCTCGGACCCGGTCACCCCTGCAGCGATCGGCGCGGAGACTCCTGCTGCAGCGCAGTCGAAGGCGGATGCGGCGCAGGCTGCAGCGGAGGCGGCCGCTGCAGGGGCCCTGTCGACGCACGCGGCGGACACCACGAGCGTGCACGGCATCACGGACACGAGCGCGCTGGAGACGACGTCCGGGGCGACCACGAAGGTCAGCACGCACGCGGCCGCGAGCGACCCGCACGGCGACCGGGCATGGGCCACTGGCCAGTTCTACCCGCTGGCCTCCGGCAACGCGCTGGACGGGTACATCAACGATGCGCTCACCCGAATCACGGACCTGGAAACGCGGGCCACCGCGTTGGAGGCCGAGACCCGCACCGCGGTGAAGACCGCCGACGAAGTCGTGTCCGCGTCCACGTCGCTCCAGGATGACGACCACCTGGTCCTGTCGGTCGTCGCGAACGGCTGGTACGAGGTGTCGCTGTTCATCGACACCGAGGGCGATCCGGCCGGTGACCTGACGATGGGCTGGACGATCCCCGCCGGCGCGGCCCTGTCCTGGACAGAGAATGGGGTCAGCGCTGGCAACACCAACAACATCGGCTCGGTGAAGCTGAGCCGCAACGATGGGGCCACGTCCAGCGGTGTCGGCATCATCGCGGCGGGCTCGATCGTGCTGCCCCGCGGCATCTTGCGGGTGTCCAGCACGGCAGGGAACATCCAGTTCCGGTGGGCGCAGACCGCGGCCGCTGGTACGACGACCATCAAGACCGGGTCGATGCTGAAGCTGACCCGCATCGCCTGAACGACAGCGCCCCCTCTCGCCTTCGGGCGGGAGGGGGCGCTTTCGTCATTCCCCGTCACCGAACGGGAGTAGCGTTCTGGGTGTCGAGGCCAGAAACGGAGTGTCCAGTATGCCCGAGCAGCATGACACCGCACCCGCTATCCAGACGTTCGCCCACCGCGCCAGAGCCGCGAGAGACCGCGCAGGCCTCACACGGCCCGTCGCCGGAGGGCTCGTTGGCAGGTCAGCCGAGTGGGTCAAGGGAATCGAGACAGGCGCCATCGGCATGCCCCGCCTACCCATGCTCATCCGCATGGCCACCGTCTACGAGTGCGACATCGCCGACCTCACGGGCGACGAGCGCATCGCGGCGGCCACGTACACGAAGGCCGCGCACGCATCCCTGCCCGCGATCAAGCGGGCGTTGACCACGTACCGGCTGGCTCCGGCCGATGCTGAGCCTGAGTCCGCTGAAGTCCTCGCGGCCCGCGTCCGGCAGGCCTGGACACTGTGGCACGGCGCCGGTGACCACCGCTCCAGCGTCGCCTCCCTTCTGCCGGACCTGCTGGCCGACACCCAGCACTCCGCCCGGGCCCTGGAGGGGGCCCAGCGCCGACATGCACTCGTCGCGCAGGCACAGACCTACCACCTCACCCAGCTCTTCTTGGCGTTCCAGCCGGAGCCGGAGCTGATCATGCTGACCGGCGACCGGTCGATGACGGCCGCACAGGACGCCGACAGCCCCCGCGCGATGGCTGCCTCGGCCTGGTACATGAACCACGTCTACCGGGACGCCAACGAGGCGGCAGACGCCCGCGTGGAGCTCGCCGAGCAGGCCGCGGCGCTCCTGAGCCAGGACAACGAGGAGGACATCGCCCGATGGGGGCTGCTTCAACTTGCCGTGGCCTTGTCCTTCGCGAAGGTCGGCCGGGAGGGTCTGGCGTGGAGGTACTGGGACCGCGCGGACGACGCGGCCCGCAGGCTGGGTGAGGGATACGCGCATCCATGGCTGATCTTCGGCCGGGGGATCGTGGACGCGTATGCGCTGACGATGCACCTCAACTTGGTCAAGCCGGGGAAGGCTCTGGAGGTCGTGGAGGGCATGGACCTCGACGCGGTGCCTTCGGCGACCCGCAGGTCTTTCCACTTGATCGAGTCGGCGCGGGCGCACGGCATGCAGGGCGAGGGCGTGGCTGCGGTGGCGCTGCTCCAGAAGGCCCACAAGGCATCGCCGGAGACGATCCGGTACAACACGCACGCGCGCATGGTGCTCCCGGAGTTGGCCAAGACGGGGCCGCGGATGGTGCGCGAGGACGCCCGTGAGCTCGCGCTGAAGCTGGGCATTTCCGCTTGATCATCTGACGGGTAGAAACCCTACCCCTGCGCATGGGGGTAGGGACCTTACCCTCCGTCAGTTCCAGGCGCCCCTACCGTCGTCTCACCACCCGCTGACGACGGTAGGGAGTGACCCGTGACCAGCGAGAGCTGTGCCCGCAGCGTACTGAGCGCAGATACCCCGGACGGATACCCCGCGGAGTGGGGCACCCAGGGCTTGGGCTTGCCCAGCGCGGACCTCCTCGAACGGGCCCGTGTCGGCTGGGAGCACTTCACCGGCGAGGAGCCGGCCGATGTCTGAGGCGCACAGGTACGTGCCGCACCGCTTGCTCCGCAAACGAGTACGCGACGTCGCGTCTGGTACCGAGGGTGAGCTGATGGCCGTCATCCACGAGGACGTGTCCGACGACATCGTCTACGAGCGGTGGGTCGACGTGGCGTATATCCGGACCGAGTCCGGCCGTGAGATCACCACCCACGTCGACAACGTGGAGGCCACGTGAGGCCCCCCGAGGAACTGATCGCGACGGTCCTCGCGCCCAGGACCGGTCAGCCCGGCAGCCTGGAGGTCGAGCGTCTCGTCAACGAGCTGCTGGCCGCCGGCCAGTGGGTCGCGATCAGACGGCATCGCATCCCGACGGAGAAGCAGTACCCGGTGCTCGACGCGACTATCAGGGACTGGATGTGGCAGGTGCGGACGGGCCCCCGACCGCGGACCGCCGATGGCACCTGGGCGTACGCGCAGGCGCTCGCAAAGGTCCTTCAGTCCATGGTCCATGCGATGGCCAAGTGCCAGGACCCGCCCTCGTGAGCGACTGGCAGCGCCAAGCCTTGTAC